GGCCCTCCTGTACGTATGCCATACAAAACCTGGGCCCCGTTCGAGCGCTTGCTCAGCGACGATATGAATACCTATCTCAGCGAACAGGTCGCCGCCATTTTCGCCAGCGCCGCGGCGCGTGATACCGCCATCCCGGCCCCGGTCACCGGCCAACCCGCCTACCTGCTCGATCGCAAGCTGATGACCGTCTATGACGGAGCCGCCTGGCGGGCGATCGCGGGCATGACTGCCGGGGCGGTTATCGAGGGTACCTCGACCCAATCGCTCACCTCGGGCACCCTCACCACGATCAATCTACCGGTGGTCATCGAGGATACCGGGGGATTCGCGGGCACCCCGAATACCCTCACGATCCCGTCTTGGGCCGCGGGGCAATATCTGCTTTTGGGATACCTGCGCCATGCCGGAGTCGCCAGCCCCGCAGGCTATCGCCTCGGATTCATTCGCAAGAATGGGGTTGATTTGATAAGCGAATTCCGTGCGCCGCCGAATACCTACCCGACCATTCATAGCATCGTGACCGTGCGCCGCCTGGCAGCGGGCGACCTGCTCACCTTGCTCGGCCAGCATACCCAGGGTGCCGCCCTAAACTCGGAATATGTAGCGGGGCAGTACCCCCGCCTCGAATGTTGGCGTCTTGGTGATTGACCCCGCCGGATTCGGTTTGCTGGTCGCCCTGATCGGGGTGACCGTGGCCCTCATCGGCCTCGCCCTGGCGATGGCCCGCTACCTGAATCGTCACTAATGCCCCGCGGATTGCTTCAGCTCGGGCGCTGGCTCCGCTGGCGCTGGCGCCATTTCTGGACCGCGGGCCATGCCTACGATGCGACCACCCCGCCACCCGCCCCGAGCCTGACGTCAGGCGGGTCGCAATTCGATGCCGGGCGGGTATGGACCGAGCGCGAGTACGGCGATTGGGAAGCCTGCGTTGCCTGTTCCTATGAAATGGCCCTCCTGTACGCGGGGGTCCAAATGGCGGCCCCCTATACCCAGGCCGAGCGCGAAAAAATCGAGGCCCATGCCGATGAGCCCCAAAACCTGGCGACCACCGACTATCAGGCCAATCGGGTCTATGGGGCCCAGCTCCGCGGGCCCTCGACCTCCGATCCGGTCGCCTTTGTGAATCGCCCAGGGGTCGGGTTCTGTATCACCGGGGTCGGTTCGCCCCTCGGCTATCAACCCGGCACCTTCACCCATGAGGTATTCGGCATCGGCCAATCAGGCGGGCAGGTCGCCATTTATGACCCCCTCGCCCCCGAGGGCTATGGACCCTCGATGATGAGTGTCAGCGCGGTCGCCGACTGGATCCTATACCTCGGCCCCGGCGATGCCCGCGAAATCACCGCGGGCGAATTGGGAGGTGAAATGAATCCGATTACCCAAATTCCGATCGCCACCGGGCGCGGGTTCGGTCCGGCCTCGATCTATGGCAATGAGCAACGTTCGGTCAAGCTATTTGACCTGGCCCAGGGCGCTGAAATGGATCCGGTCGGGGTGTATTCCTGGCCCGCCACCCCGACCGATAGCGCGGGCAAGGTCAGCCTCGCCGCGATCCGGGTTGACCTGATCGGGGCCGGTGGCGAGGATCTGCGGGTCGGCTATATCGGCATCGACCGCCTCGAGCTGCATGAGGCGCCCACCCCCGAGCCGCCGACCGAGGGCGACTATGCCGAGGGGTTCGCCGATGGGCAGGCCCAACAGCAAGCCGTATGGACCGGATGGCTTGAGGCCCGCCCGGTGGGCGAGGTCGAGCAATGGGCCGACCAAGCGCCGACCGAATCCCCGCCAGCTCGCACCCGCTAGACTCACCAAACCGCCCCCCGCTTAGTACCCCGCGGGGGGCGGTTTTTTGCCGGTGACTGGAAGCTCGCAATTCGCCGCGGGTGAGGGTGAGCCCTCAAAGGCTCGTCACCCGAATCCCGCGCGGCTCGGGCGAGCATAGGCCCCTCTGTCAAGTGACGAAATGGGCCACGAAAAGTGGGCCAACCTGATAACTATGGGCCAATTTGGGTACTTTCCGGGGGAAGGGCCATGCCCCAGGATCGGTGACCGAGGGCACCAATTGAGCACGAAAAGGGCCATAGTTCGCCATAGTGGTGGGCGTTGGAGGACTCGAACCTCCGGCCTCTGCCGTATCAGGGTCGAGGCCCGAAATCAAGCACGACTGGCCCACTTTGGCGGGCCCCCTGGCCCATTTCGGAAGTGGGCCACTGGCCCACTTGCGGCTCGGAGTGGCGCCCATTGGCGCCCTGATTGTGCGGATAACTTGCGGAGCTTGACCCCGCCAGGATGGCGCTCAGGTCGGCGGTGGTCGGGTGGTAATAGAGGTCGAGGGTGGTACTCACCGAGGCATGCCCGAGGTACCGACTCAACAGCCCGACCCCCACCCCCGCGGCCACCTTCGAGGTGGCGAAGAAATGGCGGAAATCGTGATGGGTCATTGGGTCAAACCCCGCCGCCCGGCGCTCAGCCGCGACCCCCGAACTGGCGAGCGCCCGTTCGAGGGTTTTGTTGGCATTCCGCGGGTCGAGGGGCGTCCCGATGTTCGAGGGAAACACCAACCCCAGCTCACCCACCCAGCGCGGCCCCTGGGCCTCGATCGCCTGGCGCGCCTGATGGTCCCTAAGGGCCTCGACGAGCTCCGCGCCAATCGGCAGGTCACGGATGCTATTGGGGGTTTTGGGGGCGCTCAGGCCGCGCTCATCATCGAGCTTGCGCCGGATCCGAATGAGGGGCAGGTCGCCCTCGAGCTCGACATGGCCCCAGGTCAACCCCAGTGCCTCACCGATGCGCAGGCCGGTGCCCGCCAGGATGCGATACAAGGCGCTAAGCCGCGCATCCCCCGCCCGGGGGGCGGCCTCGATGGCGGCGAGGATCCTGGCGACCTGTTCCGCGCTGGGCGGGTCGATCCGGGGTTTGGTCGCCTTAGGACCCCGGGTCAAGGGCACCGGGTTTGAGGCGATAAGGCCCCGTTTGGCGGCATCCCGCAGGGCGGTGCTCAACAGGCGCCGCAGGCCATTGATGGTGTTCGGCGATAGGGGCCGTCGCGACACCGACCCGATGTGCCCCTCGAGGGCCCGGTAATAGGCCTCGAGGTCGGCGGGGGTGATGCGGTCGAGCCGCCGCCGCCCGATCGGGTAGTGGCGCAGGTAGGCCTCAATATCCCGATCATATTTGCGCTGGGAGCTGGGGGCCAGGTCGCCCCGCCCCCCGACCCAGCGGGCCATGTAGGCGTAGAGGGTCGCATCGCTGGCGACCCTGGGCACCTCGGGATTCTGCCAGCGCTCGAGCTGGGCGAGGGCCTCATCGCGGGTGGTGAATCGCCAATCCTTACCCAGGTGGCGGGCTCGCCAGGTCCCATTCGGGAGCTGGCGCAGGCCTCGGATTTTCGACATGGTGTACCCCGTACGAGGTAGCCCAAATGGGCCACACTGCGCCGAGGATAGCCGAAATGCTGGCGCCCCGTACTGCCCTATGGTGACGGGTGGCGCAATCCGGCGTATAGTGGTCGGTCCGCAACAGGAGGCACGATTTGCCCCACCCGCACCCGACCCCCCATCCTCATCGCGCGATGAGCTACCGCGCTGAGGAACTCGACCTACCGGGCGACCTGTTGACCTATCGAGAGGCCTGGGAATTGCTCGGGAAATCCCGCACCACGATTCGGCGGATGGTCGAGGCTGGCGAGCTTGAGGTCATCATGGTCGGGGGGGGGGGGGGGCGACCTAGGATCCTAAGGCCCAGCGTCACCGAATATTTGCGCCGTCAGCTCGCATCGCATAGCGCCTGATGCCCGCGCTCAATGAGCGCAGCCAAAGCCTGAGGGCCTCACGGGTCGGGGCCAGTGAGGTGCCCGCCATCCTGGGGATTGACCCCTATCGCGGCCCCATGACCGTTTGGGGCCGCATCGTCCTCGGCGAGCAACCTGCCCAAACCCCCCCGATGGCGATTGGCGCCGCCCTCGAGGGCCCGATCGCCCGTCTGTGGGCCACCCAGGCCGGTGAGCGCATCCGAATGAATAGCCGCACCCGCACCCGGGGCAACCTCGCCGCCACCGCGGATGGGTTCTGCCTCGGGCGGGGTGGCTTGCTCGAGGTCAAATGGTCGGCGGGGTCGAGCATATGGCGCGGCGATGAGCTCCCCGAATCGGTGTATTGGCAGTGCGCCGCCCAGGCCGCGGTGTATGGCTCGCACCGCATCACCGTGGTCGCCCTCATCGGGGCCGACCTGCGCGAATGGACCATCGACCCCCCCAGGGCCGATCGGCGCCGGGTCATCGAGGCGGTCAACCTGTTTTTCACCGAGCACATTGAGCCGATGGAAATGCCGATCCCGATGTATCCCGCCGAGCTCGATGCCTACCTGAGGCTGGTGCAAGGCACCGACCCCGAGGCCCGCCGGGCGGCCACCGATGATGAGCAAACCCTCGCCGCCAGCTATATCGAGGCCCGCACCGAGGCCCGTGAGGCCGAGGCCACCGCTGAGGCCATACGCCGTGACCTGTTGGCCCATATCGCGACCAATGGCCCGCGCCCCCGGGTGGTGGGCGATGGCTGGGTGTATCAGCTGAAGGGCAATCGGGCCCTCATCCTCGATAGCCGTGAGGCCGCATGATGAAAGCACCCGCACTGGTACCCGTACCCGAGGGCCGCGATGATTGGCGCCTCGAGGTCGCCGAGCCGATCCTGCCCGGCCTGTATGCCGCAGTCATTACCCAGGTCGAGCTGAGGACCTCCGATGATGGCCGCGAATGGCTGGCCTGGGGATTCACCCTTTCCGATGACGGGCGCCTGGCCTCGGGCGGATCCTCATTCAGCATCAGCCCGCGCTCGAAATCGTACGGGTGGATTGCCGCCATTCTGGGTCGCCGGGCAATGGGCGGCGGGGCCGTCATTGTCGCCGCCGACCTGATCGGCAAGCCCTGTACGGTTTCGATTGTCGAGGATGCTGAAGGGTTCTCAAAGGTCGATAGCGTGCTCCCCCCCCAGGGCGGGCATCCGATGCCGGAGCCCGGTGAGGAGCGCTGAGGGACAATGCGCCTGGCGGCGGCGGCGAGCGCTCGAGTCGCCGAGGCATCGGTCGATCCGCGCCATGACCCCCCGCCGCCATGACCATTGAGCTATACGCCGAGGGCCGCCCAGCGCCCCAGGGGAGCCTCAATCGGGGGCGAGCTGGCGCCCTCTATCACGCATCCCCCAATCTCGAGGCCTGGCGTACCTCGATCATCGCCGCCGCGCGCGATCAGGGACCCGCTAAGGGCCCGCTATTCGGCCCGGTGACCACCGACCTGCTATTCGAGATTCGGCGCCCCCTGGGCCATTACCGAGGCCGCAAACCCGGGGCCGGATTGACCCCCGCCGCGATCGCCGCCTACCCCCGCCGACCCGACCTCGACAAGCTCATTCGCTCGACCATTGATGCCCTGGTCCTGGGGGCCCTCATTCAGGATGATGCCCAGGTCATTGAGATTCGGGCGCGCAAGGTATACAGCTCGGCCCAGGGGGTGCGCATCAAAGTCGAGCCGGTATTCCCATGATGGCCCCCCACCCCCCTGAGCATGCCCACTATTGGGTCACCGGCACGCATGGCGCGATCGCCTGTGCGGTGTGCGGGCGCCCCAACCTGCGGGCCGCATTGCCCCCCATTCATTGGGCCTGCCCCGATTGTGGGCAACCCTGCCGATGCGAACACCCTGGGGCGCGCCATAGTCGATGCGGGCATACCGTCGCCGCATACTAGGCCTATGCCTGGCGCTATCCCCTGGGCAGGATCTCGAGCCCGCATCCTCAAGCGCGACCCGGTATGTACCGTGTGCGGTCATGCCCGCAGTACCGAGGTCGATCATGCCATCCCGCGCTCGATGGGTGGCGATCATTCGGATGCCAACCTCCGGGGGGTGTGCGCCCCCTGCCATCGCGCATTGACCCGAGCCCTCACCGACTATCGAGCTCGAGGCCCCCGCGCAAAAATTGTGCGCGATTGGTGATGCGATGAGGCTCCCCCTTTTTCTACAGCACCCCCCAAACAGCCCGCCAAACCCCGCGAAATTCAGCGGTTAGGGCCATGAGCGCCAAAACCGGAGGAGTAGCCAGGTCGCGCCGCACCGCGGGGGTGCGCCGCCGCCGCTGGGTGCGGGTCGAGGCCCTCGAGGCGCTCCCCCAGGTTGACCGACCGCACCCCTATCGCACCCTCAAACGCACCCCCGCCCCGGCGCCCCTGTATGCGACCCCCTGGCCCAAGGGGGCGACCGGCAGCTATGGCCCCGCCGCGGTCAAATGGCTTGAGCGCCGCAAGCCCAAATGGCGCGCCCAGGATTGGCAGCGCCAGGCGCTCGACCTGATCCTCGCCCATGATCGGCGGGGCCGAACCCTGGCCCGCACCTGCCTGCTCATGACCCCTCGCCAGAATGGCAAAACAACCCTCGCCGAGGCGCTGATCGGGTGGTATATGGATGAGGGTCCGGGGGGCCAAATAGTGGGCGCCGCCACCGAGCGCGCCCAGGCTCGCCGCGTCTACGACCTGATCTATCGCCTGTTCGCCGCCGACCCCGACCTACGGGCCCGCGCCCGCATCACCGCCCATGATGGGATTTACCTCGGGTCGAGTGTCTATCAAACAATCAGCCGTGAGGCCGGATCGGCCCGCGGATTCACCGCCGCCTTGGTCCTGTTCGATGAGCTCCTCACCCAGAAAAACCCCGATACCTGGGATGCCCTGCGCTATGCCCAGGCCGCGGCCCCCAACCCCCTGTTGGTCGCGACCTCGACCGCCGGGTTCGCTGATTCCGCGGTCCTCAATGAGCTCGAGGATCGGGGCATTCGCATCGCCACCGGGGCCGAAAAGCCCGACCCCACCTTCGCCTTTCTCAAATGGGGGGCCCCCGACTACGCGAATCCCGATGAGGATGCCGCGATCATCGCCGCCAATCCGGCGATCGCGGCGGGCCTGTTGACCCTCGCCGACATTCGGGCCGAGCAAAAAACCTCGCTCCCGGGATCCTTTCGCCGCGAGCGCATGAATCAGCGCACCACCCTCGCTGAGCAAGTACTCCCCCCCGGCGCCTGGGAATCCTGCCGGGCCCCGATTCCCGCCGACCCCGAGCGCTATTACCTGGCGGTCGATATGGCCCCGCATGGGCAGCGCGCCACCCTGACCGCCGCATGGGAGCTGCCCGGATCCGAGCGCATTGCGCTCGAGGTGGTGCGCGATTTGCGCGCCTCGACCGAGGCACCCCTCACCGCCGCCCAGCTGAGCGCCGCGGTGCTCGAGGTGATTGCCCGCCGCATGCCGGTCGCCATCGCCTATGAGCGCGGGGCGAGCGCCACCCCCGCCCTCGAGCGCCTCGCCATCGAGCGCCCCGAGCTGCCCCTCTTACCCCTCGCCTCGGCCCAGGTCTATGAGGCCTGCGGGGTGATGTATCTCTCGGTGTTGACCCGCCGTCTAGCCCAGGTCGGCGACCCGTTGCTCGCCGCCCAATGGGGCCAGGTCGCAAAGGTCGAGCGCGACAATGCCTATCGCTGGGCCCGCCGCAAGTCGGCGGGCTATATCGATGCGGTGATGAGCGCCACCCTTTCGACCTGGGCCGCCGCCCGGGGTGAGGCCGAACCCCTACCGCCCCAAATTTTCGTGTAGTAAATTGGCCCCAACCTGATACCGCAAAGGGGCCACCTCATGGCAAAGCCCGCAGACACCCCCGACAAGGGCCAGGCGCCCGAGCATTCCCAGGCCGGAGGGGCCCCCACAAAGGCGACCCCCCTGGGTGGTGAGGTCACCGAGCCCGAGGTCGGGGCCGCCTTTACCGAGGAACAGCTCGCCCAAATTGAGTCCGGCGAATACCCGACTGCCAAACAGCCCACCGATGAGGAAGCCAAGCAGCTGAAAGAAGAAGCCGCGGGCTAACCTCCGATGGGAGTCCTCGACCGATTCGCCCACCTGTTATTGCGTGAGGCGCTCCCCCCGACCCCCGAACCCCGCCTCATCGCCTTTGGCACCACCCCCGGCCTCGCCCCCTGGGGGTTGACCGAAACCTCGGCCCTCGGCCTGAGCGCGGTCAATCGCGCGGTATCGGTCATCGCCGGCGCGGTGGCGGGCCTCGCCTGGGGCGAATGGCGCCAGGGCCTCGAGCTCCCACCCTCGCGAATCGTCACCGCCCCCAGCGAATCGCTCACCCGCCGCGAATGGGCCTGGCGGGTCGCCGCCACCATGGCCCTCTACGATGCCGCCTTTGTCTGGCGGGTCGGGGGTCGCGACCTCGAGGGCGTGCCCTTCAGCTTGCTCCCCATTCCGCCCCAGGCCATCGCGCCCAATGGCCCGGTCGATAGCTGGGGCCTCATTCCGCCCAGCGAGTATCGCATCGGCTCGCAGGCCATCGTGCCCGCCGATGAGGTCCTCATCATCCGGCGCTCGCAGTGGCCCACCGTCCCCGACCACCTGGCGGGTCTCATCCGCCTGGCCCGCGTATCGCTCGGCTCGGCCCTCGCCGCCGAGGGCTATGCCTCGCGCTATTGGCAAGCGGGCGGATCCCCGCAGACGATCCTCACCACCGAGGCCGAATTAGTCGGCAATCAGGCCGCCGACATCGCCGAGCAATGGCGCCAACGCCGGTCCCAGGGCCCCGACTATCCCGCGGTATTGGGCAAGGGTGCCAGCGCCAATGAATACGGGGCCGACCCGACCCAGGCCTCGGCGGTCGAGGCCCGCCGCGAAATGGTCGCCGATATCGGGCGCTATTTCGGCGTCCCGACCCACATGCTGAATGCCCCCTCGGGCGATCCGACCACCTATCGCACCACCGAATCGGAGGGCCTCAGCTTCATTCGGTACAGCCTCGCCGACTATATCGGCGCCATCGAGGATGCGATTAGCGGCGAGCTGCCCCCCGGGCGCCTGATGCGCATTGACCCGACCCCCCTTACCCGCGGCGAACAGCTCACCCGCTATCAAGCCTGGGAGTCCGCCCTCCGCGCGGGCTGGATTACCACCGCCGAGGTGCGTGACGCCGAGGGCTACCCGCCCCAGGAACTGCCCGCCCCCGCCCCCGTTGGGGCCCCTGCGATTGTGAGTATCGAAAATGGCTGAGCCGCGCTGGATTGATACCCCCGCCACCCTGCGCGCCGAACCCCCCGCCGAGGGCGCCCCCCGCATGGTCGAGGGCATCGCGGTGCCCTACGGGGTTGAATGGGAATCCGCCACCGGCTATCGCGAGTCATTCGCCCCGGGGGCCTTTGCCGCCGATGCCGAGCGCTGGAATATGCGCGGCGATGGCGCCCGCCTACCGTTTTTGAGCGACCATATCGGGCGTAAATTTCTCGGCGGGGTGACCCAGTTGATTGATACCCCCGAGGCCTTGTTATTCCGCGCGGAATTGCGCGAAACCCCCGATGCCGCCGAATACCTCGATCAGGTGGCCTATGGGGCCAATGGGGTATCGGTTGAATTTGCCCCGGTTGGGAAATCACCAAAAACCCGGAATGGTGGTGTGCGGCATGGTGTCGCACGCATTGCGGCCATCGCCGGAGCCTTGACCCCGGCGTATGATGCGGCCAGGGTCGCCACCCGAGAGGATGAGGTACAAACCGTGACCGCCGATCAGCTCGAGCTTCGGGAAACCCCCGAGCCCACCCCGCCCGAGCCTGAGCCGACCCCACCCACCGAGCCGACCCAGGTTGCCGACCTCGCCACCGCGCGCCGGGCCGCCGAGGCCTCAGCCGTGCGCAGTACCGCGCCCCAGCTCCGCGTCACCCGCCCCGAGCTGGTGTATTCGCCGCGCTCCGAGCATGGGTTTTTGAATGATGCCTGGCGCGCCTCGCAGGGCGACCCCCAGGCCCGCGAGCGCCAGGACCGCCACTATGCATTCCTCACCGATACGGTCGATGAGATCCTCACCCGCGCGGGCGATGTGTTGAGCTCCGAGCTGGCGGGTTCGTACCCCTCGGAATATATGCCCGGCCTGATCGTGGAGCGCATCCTGAAAGGCCGCCCAATGGCGGGCTTTTTCGATCGGTTCGCGATCAGCGATGCGCGGCCCCGGATCTATCCCAAGGTCACCACCTCGACCACGGTTGCGGTGCAGTCGGCTGAGGGGGTCAACCCCGCGGCATCCGATTTCGCGACCACCGCCACGACGATTACTCCCCTCCTGTATGGGGGCGAAACCGCGGTCAGCCGCCAGGTCCTCGATGGGGCCGACCCCGCCGCCGAGGCGATGATCATTGAGGACCTCTCGGAGGCCTATGCCCAAACCTCCGAAACCGCGATCAAAACCGTGGTCGAGGCCGGATCGACCGACCTGAGCGTGACCCTCACCGCGGCGACCCCGCATGCCGGGGTGGTCGATATGATCGTGCAGCATCAGGCGCAGCGATTCCTGCCCGCTGAGGGGGTGTTCCTGAGCCCGACCCTGTATGCCAACGCGCTGAAACAGGCCGATTCCGCCGGGCGCCTGCTGGTGCCCTGGCTGGGCCCGACCAACGCGGCGGGGCAACAGGGGGTCGGGGCCTCGGGGGCCTCGGTCCTCGGCGTACCCCTCGCCCTGAGCTGGGCCTCAACCGATGGCACCGCTGGGGTGGGGGCCGTCGCGATTGCCGGGCGCCGATCCGATTTCATCATCTATGAATCGCCGATCGCCCGATTTACCTTTGCCGAGGGTGCCGGTGCTCCCGCCTCGATCCGGGTCGGCCTGTGGGCCTACCTCGCCGCGGGCGCCCGTCGCGGTTCGCTGAAGGAAACCGCCGCCTAACCTTGAGGGCCTCGCCCAATGGGGCAGCTCACCGAGATCATCACCCCCGCCCAGCTCGCCGATCATGTCGGCGGGCTGGCAACCGATGAATGGGTGGTCGCCTCGGCGGCGGCGGCGAATGCCGCGGTATTGACCTACCTGGGGCGCGCCTTCGAGGATGGGGTCGCACCGCCCGCCGATCCCCCCCTCGACCCGCTACCCCCCGAGGTATTCACCGCAACCCTCACCGCGGGCGCCGATATGTACCACCGCCGCCAGGCGCCCCTCGGCATCAGCTCCGCCCTCGACCTGGCGGGCATGCCCCTGCGCGTCACCCGCGATTGGCTATCGGGGGTGATGCCCATGCTCGACCGCTACCGCGACCACCGCCAGGCCATCGGCTGATGACCGCCCTGGGCACCGCCCGCGCCGAGCTGGGGGCCTTGCTCGAGGGCGAGGGCATCAGCGTCCGCGAATCGCCGAGCACCGGGCACATGAGCCCGCCCGCCGCGATAATCACCCCGGGCCCCGAATGGGTGGTCGCCAATGCCCAGCTCGGGGCCCAATTACATGGGCGGGTCGCCCTCACCGTCACCTTTGTAGTCGGCAAGGTCGCCGCGGGCCAGTCGCTCGCCGCCCTCGAGGCCCTCATCGAATCCGCCCTGCCCGCCCTGATTCCCCGCAAATGGATCCTCAGCGCGGTGGGCACCCCGTTTGGCCTCACCATCGCGGGCACGGAATACCTCGCCGCCGAGGCTACAATCACCCGCAGTCTCATCCTGAGCTAGAAAGGACCGCCTAATGGTCGCCATCGCCGCCGATCCACTCGTCATGAATTCGGTCCTGTTTAGCATTCAGGATCCTGATGTACCCGCCACCTTTTTTGACTACGAATGCCATGTATCCACGGTCGAGCTCGCCCCCGAACAAGAGGTCATCGACTACCAAACCCTGTGTGTTGATGGGTCATTCAGCGCCCTGGGCCGCGAATCCTTCACCCTAAATATCACCGCTATTCAAGATTGGTCGGCGGATGGCTTTACGCGATTCTGTTGGGAAAATGCGGGCAAGGAGGCCCAGGTCAAATTTAGGCCCGATTCGGCGGTCATCAGCACCGATAACCCCGAATGGCTGGCGACGGTCACCATCCCCCGCCCCAAGGTCGGCGGCGAGGTGTCAACCTTCGCCACCGCCGAAATGGTGTTCCCGGTCAAGGGTGTCCCGACTATCGATATCATCCCCTAGGGGGCCGTCATGGCAGGCCGCAATAAAGGCCCCGCCATCGAGGTGACCGGGGCCCGCGAACTACAGCGCGCCCTCTCGAAAATGGCGGGCCGCACCGAGGACCTCAAACAGGTCCATGAGCGCCTCGCCACCGGGCTAGTCGCCCTGGCCCGCACCGAGGCCCCGATCCGATCCGGGGCCCTCGCCGGATCGGTCCGCGCCTCGGCCACCAAACGGGCCCTCGGCCTGCGCGCCGGTGGGCGCGGGGTGCTCTACGCCGGGCCCATTCATTTTGGCTGGCCCGCCCGCAACATCGACCCGAACCCCTTCCTCATCCGCGCTCGCGATGCGCTCGCCCCCCAGGTCGCCGAGGGTTATGAGCGCCAGGTCCGCGAGCTCATCGAGGACCTTTATCGGGAATCACTGTGACCGTCCAGCGCCGCCTGCGCCCGATTGACCCCCCGCCACCTGAGGGCCCGGCCTCGACCCCCGCGCCCCAGGTGGCGGGCCCCACCCGCCTCGACCCCGGGCCCCCAGCTCGCGAAATGATCCTGCCCCTCGAGGCCCTCGATGTGACCCATTGGGGGGTTGGCGAATTGCTGAGCGCCGCCGAGGTCCTCAATACCGACCTCGACGGGGTCGCCGCCCTGATGAAATCCCAGGGCGTGGCCCGCGCCCGGTTCCTGGTCGCCCTCGCCTGGGTCATTGCCCGCCGATCCGAGCCCGCGGTCACTTGGGATGAGGCCCAGCGCTGGCGGATTACGGTCGAGGTCGATGCCAGCCCAAACCCTACGCCGGGCGCGGAGCCACCGAGCGCCGCGCCCGATGGCTAGCCCGCATGGCAATCGCGACCGGCTACACCCCCGCCGAGATCCGGGCCATGACTCTCGGCGAGGCGAGTGCGATTAGCGCCGAGCTGAGCCGCGCCAATCGAAAGGGTCGCCGCTGATGGCCGGGCCTGCCGCCACCATCGCGGTCGCGATCATCGGCAATGCCGACAAGCTCAACGCCGCCCTCAATGAGGGGGCCGAGAATGTCAATGGCTTTAGCGCGAGCCTGGGCGGCATCGTCAAAGGCGCCGCCGTCGCGGGCGCGGTCACCGCCGTCGCCGCCACCGTGGTCGACCTCACCGAGGCCGCCGCCGATGATGCCGCCGAGCAAGCCCGCCTCGAGCAAGCCATCAGCGCCTCGGGCGCCGCGGTCGGCGATTGGCAGGCCCAAACCGAGGCCGCCATCGCGGCGGGTCAATCGCTCGCCTTTACCGATACCCAGATTCGTGATGCGATGGTCCCCCTGGTCGGAGCCACCGGCGATGTCGCCCAGGCGACCGACCTGCTGAGCACCGCCCAGGATATCGCTCGCCTGAAAAATGTGGACCTCGCCACCGCCGCCGAGGCCGTCGCCAAGGCCCAGGATGGCAATGCGACCGCCCTGGGGCGCTTGGTCGGCGTATCGACCCAGGGCCTCACCGCCACCGAGGTCCTCGCCGAGGCCCAGCGCCGCGCGGCGGGCCAGGCCGAAACCTACGCCGGGTCAACCTCAGGCGGCCTCGAGCGCATGAGCATCATGTTTGATGAGGTCGGCGAAACGGTCGGCTCGGCCTTTATCCCGGTCCTCGAGGAAATCCTGCCGGTCCTCATTCCGATCATCGAGCAATTCGCCGAGCTGGTGAAGGATCTATTGCCGGTGCTCATCCCCCTACTCAAATTGGCGGTCATCCCCCTCAAAATCCTGGCCCAGGTCATCAGCACGGTCCTCGATGTGCTCGGCCCCCTGATCGATGCCCTGGGCACCGCCATCGATGTGATCGGCGATTTCATCGGATCCGCCGGGCAGGCCCAGGGCGCCGCCGCGGGTACCAGTGGCGCGTTTGGGCGCGCCGCCCCGGTGATGGTGACGGTCAACACCGGGGCCGACCCCGATGCGGTCATCCGGGCGGTGCGCAAGTATGCCGCCACCAATGGCGGGCAAATGGGCGAACTCCGGGCCTGGGGTTGAGCCATGCCGACCACCATTGCCGGGGCGCTAGTCGCGGTCCAGGTTGACCTCGGGGTGACCCCCTTTATCCTCGACCGCGATTACCTCGATTACGAAACCTCGATTCTGACCCCCGCCACCGAGGCGATGAGCGATGTCACCTGCGAGGTGCTCGCCGCGAACTGGCAGTGGGGCGCCCCGGCCCCGACCGGCATCCTCACCGATGTCACGACCGGGCGCGCCGAAATCACCTTCGCCGACCCCAACCGCACCCTCGACCCGCTGAATGATGCCTCGCCCTATATCACCCGCATCGGCAACCCCGGGCGGATCCTGATTGATGGCAGCCCGGCCTTCACCGGGGTCATTACCAATGTCAGCCATGAGGCCTCGGATGCGACCTCGATCCTCGAGCTCGCCGACCATCTCAGCTTGTTGCATCAGCAGGCGGTATCCGTCGCCTGGGTCAAAACCTCGACCGCCGACCAATTCACTGCCCTGCTCGACCTCATCGAATGGCCCGCCGACCTGCGCATTCAATATGGCGCGACCACCACCAAACGGCTCGCCGAGGAATTTGTGGGCACCGCCTTTGAGGCCGCCAGTCGCCTGCGCGATGCCGAGCTCGGGGCCTTTTGGGCCGATCATCAGGGGCGACTAGCCTTTCGCTCGCGAGGATTCCCGCGGCCCACCATCGAGGTCCTCACCCTCGGGTGCGATGGGGTGGCGATGGCCTCCCTCAGCGGTGAGCTCCGGCGCATCGCGATCATCAATCACGTTCTCATCGATTTCGACCCGGGCACCGATCGCAATTACCTCGATTCGGCCTCGATTGCGCTGCATCAGCGCCGCAGCTATCAGAATCGAGAGGCCGATCTGCTATTCGATAACCTTTGATGGCTGTCAGCTCGGTCTACGCCGACCGCTCCTCGATCCTCGCCCTGCCTCCTGGGGGCGCGGGCTTGGGTGGCGGGAAGGATGCCCACCTCTCGATCATCGCCTCGCCTGGCGGATATGACTTGCGCGGCCTGATCGGCTTTACCTTCCCGGCGGGGTTTTTCACCCCGATGCGCAAAATCACCAAGGTCGAATTGCGCCTCACCTCGACCGCCGCCGCGGGTGGCGGCGGCAATCACCTCGGCATCGGATCCGCGCCTAAGGCCTTGGTGCGCCGCATCATCAGCGCATGGTCGGCGAATAGCGCGGGCGAATCGTGGAGTACCAGCCCGGTGGTCTATCCGGGGCCATCGGTCACCACCACCGGGGGAGTCACCGCCAGCTTGGCGACCTCAGCCAGCGCGGTCTATATCGATATCACCACGATGGGGGTCGCCTGGGCCCCCAATTCGGTGGTCGGCCCCACCGGCCTGCCGGGCGGTGGGGCGGTGATGTACGGGGTCGCCTTGCATGAAACCGGGGGCACCGCCGATGCCGGTGAGGTGTGGAGCTCCCAGGCGGTCACCAGTATCAAGCCCGAGCTCCGGTACACCTATGACACCAATGCCCCGCCCAATGCCCCGACTCTCATCCGCCCGGTCGGGCCCGCGCAGGTCGCCTCGAGTTTCGAGGCCCAGGGCCGCGACCCCGAAAATGACACCCTCACCGCCTATGACCTACAGGTATCGACCGATCCGACCTTCGCCACCGTCACCCACTGGAATCTCACCAGTGCCACCACCGGTCTGACCGGCTCGACCGGCGCCCTCAAACGCACCTACACGGGTAGCGCCTTGGTCGATGGCACCCGCTACTACTGGCGGTGTCGAATGCGCGACGCGGGCGGATTCGGCGCGTGGTCGAGCATCGGCAATTTTGTCAAGGCCGCGACCGGGGGCCCGACCGATGATATGTACGATTACTGGGCCCAGGCCATCCTCAGCGATATGGCCTTTGGTCGCACCCTGTTGCGTATCGGCACCCTGCGCCCCACCAATGAGCAAGTCGCCGCCCTGTTGTGCGCCGAATATGGCGACCTATTCCGGGTCAGATGGGATGAAACAAGCCCGGTAGTCGATGAGCTGGTGTATTTGCTCGGTCAACGTGTCAGCCTCAGTCCGGATGGCTGGGCGGTCGATGCGATCGTGGAGCGCGAGCGAGAGGTAGGGTAGCCGTATGCCATACAAAACCTGGGCCCCGTTCGAGCGCTTGCTCAGCGACGATATGAATACCTATCTCAGCGAACAGGTCGCCGCCATTTTCGCCAGCGCCGCGGCGCGTGATACCGCCATCCCGGCC